CTACGCCACGATGGGTCGCGTTGCGGCCGGTGCTGAACTCAAGGCGCTCGGCCACCGGCAACTGGACGAAGGTCGGCAGGGGATGAAAAGCACCCTCGGCCAGGCTGGCGCGCTGACTGCCGCCGTAGCGATTCCTACCAAGGTCAGCGCGGACTACGGCGCGATCATTCGTGACATCGCGATCAAGGCCAACATTGCCAACACACCAGAAGAAACTCAGCTCTCCAAAACTGTGATCGACACGTCGCGTGATACGGGCATGGCACGCAACCAGGTCGCCGAGTTGGTCAACGCCCTGGTCGGCGCCGGCATGGAGCTGGACAAGGCACTGGCCTATGCGCCGACGGCGGCCAAGTTCGCTGTGGGGCAGGGATCGGATGGCACGGAAACCGCCAAAATGATCAACGCCCTGGGGCAGAACGCCAAGATCACCGATCCGGCTGTGATGCAAAAGGCCTTGGAGGCCATCGCCTATCAGGGACAGGCAGGCAGTTTCGAAGCGGTCGACATGGCCAAGTGGTTTCCTGAGCTGTTGGCCGGCATGGGCAAGCTGGGCATCACTGGCATGGACTCGGTGTCGCAATTGGGCGCGATGTTGCAGGTGCAGATGAAGACTGCCGGCGGCTCTGACGAAGCGGCCAACAACTTAAAAAATTGGATGGAGAAAATCGGTTCCGGCGAAACGGTCAAGGCTTATGAGAAGGCGGGCATTGACTATAAGGGGTCGATGCAAACCGGTCTGCAGAACGGCAAATCCACACTGGAGTCCAGTTTCGCGCTGGCCCAGAAATACATCGAAGCGACTGACCCCAAGCGGGCCGCCGAGATGGCCAAAGCTGTGGCCGGCATCAGCAAGGAGAGTGATCCAGAAAAGGCCAAGGGCATGATGAAGTCCCTGGAAGAAGCCTTGCGTACCGGCGACCTGTTCGCCGACATGCAGGTCAAGGCCGCTCTGACCGCGTACATGCAGAACAAGGAACTGTATGAGCAGTTGAAGAAAGACTCGGCCAATGTCACCGGGATCCTCGACAAGAACCTGGCTGAGCGCCGGCAAACGTCCGCGCAAAAATGGTCCGAGATGGCCCAGAGCATGGACGATGCCATGCGCAGCATCGGTGATGCGATTCGCCCGGTCACTGATGCGGTGGCGGAGGGCATCACCAACGTCAGCCGCCAACTCGCAAGCCTGTCCGACGAGTCACCGCGTTTGGTGACCGCCATCGGCACCGCTGTGGCGGGCCTTGTCGCGCTCAAAGGTGCTGTCAGCGCATTCAAGATGGGCAAGGGCCTGATGAATATCGGGCGCGGCACGTTGATGGGCAACCCGAACATTCCGCAGAAAGTCATTGTTACCAACCTGCTCGGTGCTGGTGGTGGGCTCAATGGCGGTGATCTTGATGTCGGTGGAGAAGGTAAGAAAGGCAAAGGGGGTAAAGGCGGCGGGAGAGGAGGTGGTGGACGTGGTGCCAAGATCGTGGGCGGCATGAAAGGCCCAGCGATCCTTGCAGTCGCGCAGGCGGGTTATCAGGCTTATGACACTTATGAGAACGCCGAGACGCAGGACGAAAAAGCCGAAGGCTATGGAAAAGCTGCAGGTGGTTTGGCCGGCACATTGGCCGGCGCCGCTGCCGGTGCGGCCATCGGTACGGCGGTGCCGATCATTGGCAACATCGTCGGCGGTTTGATCGGTGGTTATCTCGGGTACATGGGCGGCGACGCACTCGGCGGCTTTGCGGGCAAAGAGATGTTCGGAACCCCAGACTTACTCAAGAAAGTGCCGGACGCCGGCCCACTGATGATGGTCAATGCTGGGCAAAACATCCCGCCAGTGATGGGCGATATCGCCCGTTCATTCGCGCCGGTACCGGTTGTCAAAGATATGGTTCAGCCGCAACCTAAAATGTTGCCGCTGCTGACTGGAGCGGCGCTCGTGCCTCAAGCAGCTCACGACAGTACCCAGCCAACGCAAGTGCTGCCTCCACTCGTTCCAGTGCCGCCTGTTTCCAAGCCACTGCTGCCTGAGCGTGAGTCGGCTGCAACAGCATTGGGAGACGTCACGCGAGCGCTGAGTCAGCCGGTATCTCCAGCGGTACCGGCGATGCTCGCACCGCCTGCTGCTGCGAAACCTCAGTCGACCAAGGTCGAGCAACGGTTCGATATTCAGGCACCTCTGCATGTCATCGTGCAGGGCGATGTGAAGGACCCGGCGCAACTGGCGCGAGAGCTTCAACCCTACATCGATCAGCAGTGGCGTCAGTCCACGCAGCAATTGCAAAACCGCTCGCTGTTCGACGAACCGCATGTGTAACGAGGAGGGCCAATGGCCTACATGGAACAGCTGCAGTCGGGACTTAAAAATCTGGCGGCAGCAGGAGAGAGCGGTCGGCGCAGCCTCGACGGCATGATGGGGCCAGTCAACGGTGCCATTAGCGAGATCAGCGGCGCGGCCTCGGAGCTGGAAGGGATTCCCTTTGTCGGTCCGGCGATTGGAGCAAAGCTGCAGCGTGTCATGCGTGGCGTCAACGCGGCTCAGGCCAAGGTCGGCCAAGTGGTGGCCACGTACAACAAAGCCACGCGTGCTGTATCGCAGATCGATGAACGCATGGGTGAGCTGAAGGAACAGGCCGCCCGGGCGTCCACCGCAATCAACAAAGTCGCCGGCAAGGTCAGCCCGTCGCTAGCCAACATCGTGCCGTCCGGTTCGCTGGGTGGTGATGCCACGCCATTGCCGGAAGCGGTGAAGCCGTTCCCGCATCTGCTGATCGTGCAACCGCAGGATCCGCAGTCGCAGCCTTACTACTTCAATCTGGACACCGCCGCCTTTGATGAGCTGCGGCGCTCGACTGAGTTTAGATGGGCTTCGCAGGAGCGACTGACTCGGCGGCCGGCACAACAAGCGGTCGGCATCGGTGAGGAAAAGATCACGCTCAAGGGCGCGATCTTTCCCGGCTTCAAAGGCGGGATCAAACAACTGGACACCCTGCGCAGCCTCGGTGCCCAACTCAAGCCGCTGACCTTGACCACCGGCTATGGCGACGTGCTCGGCACCTGGTGCCTGAAAAACGTTGAAGAAGAACAGAGCGCGCTGCTGCAGGGCGGGATCCCGCGCAAGCAGGCGTTCACTTTGGAGTTTGTGCGTTATGGCGACGACCTGCAGAACGTCTGATGGGGACCTTCTGGACACCTTGTGTTACCACGCTTATGGGCACCTTGAGGGCACGGTTGAGGCGGTGCTCGATGTCAATCAGGGGTTGGCCGATGAGCCGCAACCTTACCGCGCCGGCATCGTGATCGAGTTGCCGGATCTACCTGGTCCCATTGAAGAAGGCCTAGCACTGTGGAATTGATTGACTATAGTCAGAGCGTAGCTCTTGAAGTTCCTGCAGTTTCGACCCCTTCAAAACCCGCCCTGTGCGGGTTTTTTTATGGGGAAGATAAATGACCCCCGCCTTTCGTATCGTCGCCGACGGTGCCGACATTACCGCGCTGATCAACGATCGACTGCTGCAGCTCAAAACCACTGATAAACCTGGCATGGAATCCGATGAGTTCGAGTTACGCATCGATGACCGCGATGGTTCGGTGGTGCTGCCTCCGCGCGGTGCCAGCATCGAGGTGTACCTGGGTTACGTTGAAACGTCGCTGACCCGCATCGGCCGCTATGTCGTCGATGAGATCGAGTTATCTGGTCCCCCGGATACATTGGTGATCACAGGCAAGGCTAGCGACATGCGCGGCAGTGGCAAGACGATCCGCAGCGGTAGTTGGGAGAATGTACCGTTGTCGCGGATCGTGGCCGACGTCGCTGCACGCAATGGCTGGCAAGCGGTGTGCTCGGTCCAAACCAAAGTGCCGCGTGCCGATCAGCTCAATGAATCGGACTTCAATTTCATCACTCGGCTGGCTAAGCAGTACGACTGCACCGCCAAGGTCGCCGACGGAAAACTGCTGGTGATGTCACGTCAGGGTGGGCAGAGCGCCTCGGGCAAGTCCTTTGGCGTGGTGCTGATCCAACGACGCGACGTCAGTCGCTTTCAGTTTCGGCTCGGTGATCGCAACACGCACAAGGCGGTATGCACCAAGCATCAGGACAAGAAAACAGGAAAGCTCGCGGTGGTCACTCTGGACAACGACGAATCGCCGGACGGCCTGCCGCCGGTGCACAGTGACCGCCACATCTACCCGAACAAGTCCGCAGCCGAAGCCGCCGCCAAGGCACGTCTCACTGCGTTCAACCGTTCCACCGCCGGTGTCCGGCTGGAAATGGCAGGGCGCACCGACCTGTTCGCCGAACGCTCGATCAATGCCCAGGGATTCAAGGTCGGCCTCGATGGCGAGTACCTGGTCGACTCCGTGGAGCAGGTGTTCACACAGGCCGGCTGGAGCACGACGGTCGAGTGCAACGGCGGCAAGAAAGGTAAAGCGAAGGCCAAGGGGAAGAAGAAAAAAGCGCCGAAGGATCTGAAGGTCGTTCAGCTCAAGCAGTAGCGCTGCATCATCACCACTCAAGGAGACATCGATGTCACTGACCGAACAGCAACTGCAATCCATCATGCCCAACGCCCGCCGCCATGCGGGCGTTTTTTTATCTGCACTCAACGCTGCCATGGCTCACCGACAGATCAACACGCCGAAACGCCAAGCCGCGTTCCTGGCTCAAATCGGACACGAGTCGGGTCAGCTGCAGTACGTCCGGGAGCTGGGCGGCGACCAATACCTGAGCAAATACGACACCGGTGCCCTGGCCGCGAAACTGGGCAACACCCCGGCAGCGGACGGCGATGGCCAGCGTTATCGCGGTCGCGGCTTGATCCAGATCACCGGCCACGACAACTACCTGCGCTGCAGCCTGGCACTGTTCGGCGACGAGCGATTGCTGCGTACCCCAGAGCTGCTGGAATTGCCTCAATGGGCGGCAGAATCAGCCGCATGGTTCTGGTCGGTGAATGGGCTGAACGCGCTGGCTGATCAAAACGAATTCAACACGATCACCCGCAGGATCAATGGCGGCCTAAACGGACTGCAGGATCGGCTGGAGTTGTGGGGGCGGGCGAGGGCAGTGCTATGCATTTCGGCGACCTGATACCTATGCCTTACAGGCTGCTGGGCACGGTGGTGATGCTGATCGCCTTGGTCGGCGCATCCGCCGCCATTACCTGGCAGGTGCAGGACTGGCGCTACGGTAGTCGCCTCAGCGAGCAGACCCGGCAGCACACCGAAACCCTCAATCAGTTGGCCCTGGCCACGGCCGCGCAACAGCGTGCCGAGCAGGACAAGCGCCTCGCGCTCGAGCAGCGTCTGGCGACCAGCGAACAAACCCATTATCGAGCCTTGAGCGATGTCCAACGTGATCAAGGTCGCCTGCGCGACCGCCTTGCCACTGCTGATTTGCGCCTGTCAGTCCTCATCGACGCCCCCATCGGTGCCGGCAACGGACCGTTGTCAGCCACCACCGCCACCGGCGGCGTGGTTTATGGCCCCACAAGAGCCGAACTTGACCCGGCGCATGCTCAACGAATTATCGGCGTCACCGACGACGGCGACCGGGGGCTGATTGCCCTCGCAGCCTGTCAGGCATACGCCAAAGAAGTCTCAACACCGAAGTGAAAAAGAGCGGCCGGTCCGGATGCGTCAACATCCGGATCGACCGCCGTCCCTGCAGATTGTCCCTGCAAGTCCAGCCAAGGCTCTTGCTCCGTGCACAAAGCGCGGCGAGCCTAGCACCTGTTTATCCATACAGTAAAGGTCTTGCTTTCATGTCTACACCCATCATCCCTTGGATGGGCGGCAAACGCCGCCTGGCCGACCGCCTACTTCCGCTTTTTCCGCCACACGAATGCTATGTCGAAGTTTTTGCCGGCGGCGCCGCGCTCTACTTCATGAAGCCCCAGCCATCTCCAGTCGAAGTCCTCAACGACATCAATGGCGACCTGGTCACGCTTTACCGTGTCGTGCAGAACCACCTCGAAGAGTTCGTGCGCCAGTTCAAATGGGCGCTGAGTTCGCGGCAGGTGTTCGAATGGCAGAAAATGACCCGCCCCGAAACACTCACCGACATCCAGCGCGCCGCCCGTT